ACAAAATCGTATATGTCAAAATTCTTTGCCATTCTTATATTATATTTCAGTTATTATTTCTCTCATCAAATCCTGTGCTTTGCAATAATCTCCACAAACATCAGTACCAATTTGCTGTAAACCTCTATTAACCGATTCGTTTACAGGTACCATAAATGCACCTTGTGTTGATGGATTACTTACGAAATCCCAACCAATTAATTCAAAATCTTCTTGTACTTCTACTTTATTTCCAGCCATAGGTTTTGTAGAACCCATACCTCTTGATGAAATACCTAATAGGATACCGGCTTTTAATAATTCTTTTAAGATATTACCAGATGGAGTAGATAGTACTTCAACAGTTCCACATAAATCATCACCTTCCCAATGAATCTCTCTAATATTGTGAGAAACATTCTTTAAGTTGATTACAGTAGAATCCGGATGGTCTAATTCACCCAATGCTCTACGTTCTTTAATGAATTGCTCATACTTCTTAGCTTCTCTCATTAATACTTGCTTAGGATAAATTCTTCCGTTTTGGTTTTCAGCACCAGCTCTTTGTAGAATACCTTTAACAATGGTTCTCCCACCTTCATCTTCTTGTACCTTACCTTCAAATAATTTTGTTTCTATTAAAAGATTCTTCATTCTTATTTTAATTCTTAGTGTTTAAGTAAATCATTTATTACTTTATCGTATAATCTACTACTATTTGTATTACCAGCTCCAGTAAATCCTTTTTCTTTTTGTAAATACGCAATAACTTTATTTCTTAAAAGTCTTTCAACATCATTATTTTGCATTATTTTTTTAACAGCCATTTTAACATCTTCTAATTCAGGAAATTCATTTCCTTTATCATCTCTTGCTTCGTTTTTACTAGCTCTTAAATCTGCTAAATCATCTCCCTCAATATCACCATCCTTATCAACATCTAATTTCTTTTGTCCACCAACTAATGCTTCGTTTTTTTCACCCTTACCATTCCAGGCTGTATCTACTTTATTAAAAAATGCTTTCTTTTCATCATCAGTCATATCGTTGATACCTTTTCCAGCTTTTTCTAGTGCTTTAGCAAAAAAAGCCTGATATTCAGATTCTTCTGTCATTACTTCTTTAACTAATTCTTTTAGTCTTTCTTTTGTAATTGATGCGTTCATATTATAATGTTCTTATTTTTTCTGAAAGATTCATTAATCTTTCTTTTATCTTATGTAAACTCTTATTTGTTCTTTTGTAATAATCATCTCTCTTAACACCATTCTCATTCTTTATCTTAGAGTACCAATTAACAAATTTTTCTACTTCACCCAATTGTTGTTTGATAGATGTGATACCTTTACTCATTTTAGCTTTAGGAGAACTTTCTTCTTTTTTAATTGCTAACCAACGATTTTCGTTTAAACTAGCCTCTTCATCATCCTTTGCTAATATCATACCACTCTTATCTGCAATTCCACCAGCATCTGCTGAACTAATTGCGGTTGGTTTAATTTCTAATGGTTTTTTAGAATCGGCCGGTACATCGTTTTTTAACCAATCTTTAGCTTCTTCTAAATCATCAACAACCTCACCACCAGTTACTTTAGCCAATCTATTGTTTTTCTTTGCAGTTTGACCTGGTTTAGAAAATGCTGCTGGGGTATCATATCCAGCTACATTACCAGTAACAGACATTTCCTCCAATTCTTTTTCAGATTGGATTTCTTTAACTATACCTTTGATTATCTCTTTTAATCTATTTTCCATTCACCTTTGATTTTAATTCTTTGATTAACTCATAAGAAAGCATTATAGATGAAACATTACTATCGGTTACATTTTTACCAATTTTCATTTTTTCTAAAACAGAAATAGTTTCAGATAATTTGATAGTAGTAACTTTGTCTGATATTTTTGATTTAATAGATTTTAATTCTTTCACAATTTGTGGAAGTTCTACTGAAAGGTAATCTTTGAATTTAGATGTGTTAGACATATTATTGATATACTCTTTTAATAGTCCTTTTTGCTTTTCATCTAAATTTGTGTATTTTTTATTAAAAGTCTCAACAAGAATCTTATAAGTTAATAATCTTAAATCCTTATCTTGCTTTTTATATGATTCAATTAATTTAGTATCCTCTGTTTTGTTAGTTTTAGCCACTGCGGGTCTTGAGATAATGTTCTCAATAAGGGTAACTTTGGAATTGAATATATCTTTAATATCGTAGTTTTCGGACTTCTTAGATTCAAATACTTTATATATTGAAGCTAATACTTTATAGTTAGTTATAGGAGAAGAAAGGAATTGTTCTAATTCAAATTTCTCATTAATTTGTTTAATAAGATTATACTTTTCTTTTGCAAGTTTAACTTCATTTAATTTACTATGAGCTTGGGATACAGTATCCACAAACATCTCTGCTTTACTTTCTGAATTATACTTCTCTTTTAATAGTAAATCATAAAGACGTAATTCTTTATTTAATTCCGTACCTGCGGCAAAGAACTCTTTTACTATATGTTTAGCGTTTTCAGTTTTATCTCCGTTAAGTACTTCTAATGTTATTTGTCTTACTAAAAGCTCAAATAACACTCCAGTATTCTTAACCTTGGAATGTTTTATTTTTTTCATTTATTACCCTATAATTTAACCTATGTCTATAAACTAACACATATAAATATAAACTTTTTAATGTTTATTAAAATTTGGTGTCATCTAATAAATTATTTTCATCAAGAAGGTCCATTTTGTGTGTTTTTTCACTTAAAATTTTCTTTTTTGATGAAAATGCATTAATATATTCCTGTGCTATTCGTTTATTTGATTCATTCGTTCTCATTTCTCTCTTTCTCTCCGCTTCATTTTCTTTGTTACCCAATGGGTCTCTACCTAATGGATGTTTATCTTTACCATAGGTATTTCCCTCTTTTGGTCTACCACCTTTGTCACCAGCAATTTCTTGCTTCATCTTTTGAATTTCCTCCTCCACATTTTGTTGTTGTGGTGGGTTTGCTGGGTCTTGTCCTTGCTGTTCGATTGAGTTATAACGGAAACGGTCTTTAAGGTCTAATACCATTTTAGCTCTTTCAGTATCCATCTCATCTTCACTCATACCAAATACATTATGATATGTCCAATCCGTAGATAACATATTCATATTTTTAATATCAGTTGCTAACCTAACCTTTTCACTCCAAAGATTTACCTTCTCTTGCTCATATATTGTAGATGAATTAGTTAAAGTAAGTTGGAAGTTTGTTAATTCAGAGTCTTCAATACCTTGTCCAGCTAAGTGAACGATTGCAATTTTATATAACTCACTAACTACTGTTCTTTGGATTCTTTCGATAGTTCTAGCAAAACGAACATCTTGAGCTGCAAGAGTTGCTTTACCACTAATACCTTCTTCATATCCTAAGAATGCTTTAGGTATCTTTAAAGCACTAAATAATTTTGCTTTTAAATAATCAATATCTTCCGTTGCTGTATATTCTAATCCACTTAAATTATCTATTGATGTACCACTATCTCCACCTCTAACAGGTAAGAAGAAATCTTCAGTAAGATTCTGAATATTGTATTTTAAGTTGTAATCTCCACTATTTTTATCAACAAACGGAGTTTTCTTCATTTTGTTGATAATCTTTTGCATATAGTTATCAACCTCTTGTGGGTTAATATTACCAATATCAATTTTGAACACTCTCTTTTCAGGTGCTCTCATAATACGATGGATTAACATCGCATCTTCCATTAAACTTAATTGTTTCCAAACTCTGCGGCCACCTTCAATCATTGCTTTACCATATGGAAGGAAGTTTGTATCTGATAATAAACGGAAGTGAGCCATTTCATAGTTCTCATATTCCTTTTTACCAAATCTATCTAATTCAACTTTAAACTTAACATAGTTTTGATTAGCTGGGTCAGTACCTTCTAATCTTTCAGTATTATATACAGAATAAGGTAATACATTTACAATACCCTTACCCTCTGCGATTTCCAATGCTAAAAAGAAATCACCATATTTTACCAAGTTTCTTACCCAAGGCCATAAGTTGAATTCTATATTAATTACATCATAAAATAAGTTATGAAGTATTGCACTTACATTCTCATTTGTAGATTTAATAGTAAGAGTATCTCCATATTCATTTTTTGTTGTAGATTCATCAGCATATATATCTAATGCTGATGCTATAATCGGGTCATTATCCATAGCATCATAATCTCTGAATAATTCTCTACGAACTTGATGGTATGCCATTGATTGTGCACCCTGATTAGTTTCGTAATAAGACCTTTGTAATTTTGTATATCTATCTCTAAGATTTACGAAATTAGTATTCATCTGGCGGTCATCAGTATCAACAACCTTACGTTTACCATCTTTATCAACGGTTACGATAGCTTGCGATGCAAACAACTTCTTTAGTCTACCAAAAAAACTCCTATCATCTATTTCCTGTTCTGCCATAATTTATTATTAATTTCTAAAAAATCCTATTTTGACATTATATAACATAAATATCGTAAAATATCAAAACCCTACAACCATTGAGTTAAATCTTCAAATCCATCTCCGATTCTCATAGCCCAAGGATTATCATCCATAGAATTACCACCACCATACACACCATTATATGTATGATTTGTGATACCCCCAACTGCACTTTTTGTTAAATCAATTCCTTCTTGTCTTAATCTTAATGCTGTATCCCTAACCCATAATCCAATTGAAAATGCCATTACCAAGTCATCGTTATAACCCTTCATAGCTTCAGCTCTACCATTCATATAGATAAATGTAAATAACTCATCTATTAAGCGAGTAGAACGAACTATAACCGACTTCTCTCTAAAGTAATCAGTTAATTTGGATATAATTAAAGGTCTAGTTTTAGAAGTAGTTGAAAATCCTGCAACTAGTCCTCTTTCTTCCGCTCTATATCTATTTGTCATTTGATTTTCAACATCAATATATCGCAAATCCTTACTCATATAGAATAAGTTTTTATATCCTCTATCAATTACTTGCTGAATTGTTGCCCAACCAATGTTTGCGTTCTCTATTACAAGTAAAGCATCATTATATTCAGTTGAAAGTGCTAC